TCATTGACCACCCGCCGGTCTCGCCCGGAGTGGCTTGGAACGGCGTTGAGTTTGATTATCAAGAAGAAGGATTGAGTTTAGAGGAAATCTTAATCCAAACGGGACAAGCAGCTGACACCGAAGCAGAAACAGAATAGACTTAAGCGATAATGCGAGACAATACTGGACAAAACAGAAAATCGAGCCCTTTGGATTTTTTCCGTAAAGGGACTACCTATGCAGATAAGGCCGTACAGGACGAGCGATATGCGGTATGTACTGAATGCCCGATGTTTATTCCCATATCAAAACAATGTGCAAAATGTGGATGTTTCATGCATCTTAAAGTCAAACTCCTAGATGCATCTTGCCCAATAGATAAGTGGTAATTCGTAGATTACGAAAGCTCGTAAAAGCCCTTGCCCCAAAGACCCTGTAAACGAGTAAAATACTTTTCATACATGAGTCCGACAGTGTCCAGTCCATAACGCCCCTTTGCGTAAGCGCTGATTAGTGACCTATCAAGGGTCTTGACTTTCTCGGTAGCATCTGCAAATTCCTGCATTGTGTGACATCTAAATCCAGTCAACCCATCAAGAACTGTCTCAGTGAAGGCACCCCAGTCGGTGGAAATGACTGGAGAACCACAGGCCATTGCTTCTATGGCAACGGTTCCAAAAGGCTCAACATAAATAGTTGGCGCAAAAGTAGCAATTGCTCCACCCATCAGTCTGGCTCGTTCTTCTGTTCCAACTACCCCAACGTATTCCCCGTACCTAGGTGGCGTACCCTGTCCGGCAATAATCAAACGCTTGCCAAGATATTCGCAGACCTCTGCGGCTATCATGTAGCCCTTGCGTTCAGTAAGGCGCCCAATGTAAAGATAGTAGTCGTCTGGTTCGTTTTGCAATGGGAAATCTTGAATATCGATATAACTCGGTATTACGGCGTGATAAAACTTGCCATCCAATGTATGTGGGTCGGTGACCTTAGAGCCATAACAGGCGTGCATCCACGCATATGATTCAAAAACCTTATATTCAGAGAATGAACCGCCGTAACCTATTCCGAATTCCACGCTTAGTTCATTGGGGAATGCGTCAGCAATAGGCTTGGAAGCGTAGCCTGCGATAAGGCAAATAAAATCTTTGTGCTCTAGGCGTTCATGAATACCTTTAATGACATTGTTATTGAACTCGACCCAATGGGGTAGGTTCCAATCAAACGACGCGGCGGAGTAGTGGTTATTACCCACGGCCCTCAATCGTTGTTCCTCGGTAATGCACATTACCTGCTCGTCACAGGGGGCTTCGTTGAACTCGCCACCATACAAAAAGACCGTATGCCCAAGGTCTTTCATCATGATGCAGAACTTGCGGACTTTCTCCGTGTAAGCGCAAGCCGTGAAATCTTCAGTGGTGTTTGTATGGGGGAGGCCCACAACATGAAATCTCATTGTTTCTCCTTTGATACCGCCAAAACAACACTATCTACACAGGAATGAATTTTTGATGTTGCATACATGTCGTAAGAAAGGCCAGTTTTGTCAAAATATTCTTTCAATTCAGATGAGCGCTGTTCCCAACTATCCATGTTGTAGTTCTCGTAAAGGATATCCTCTATGAGATAAATGCCATCATCTTCAAGGAAATCAAACATGTTTTCAAATGTGGAAATTGTCAAATCAAAAACATGCGAAGCGTCGTCCAGAATGATGTCAACCTTGTTGCCAATCGAGTTCTTTAAGTCCAAGAAAGTTTCCGGTCGCGACTGGTCAACAAAGAATGTCTGAATATTCCCACTCTTGAAAAGTAGGTGAGACTTTATGTCTGCCCCATAAATTTTTGCGTCAGGAAACATCTGCTCCCAAGCAAAGAGGTCAGTACTGCGAGTCTCTCCAAGAAAAAGACCAATCTCCAAAAAGGATTTCGGAGACATACCGGACAACAGGTGTGAATACACATCCTCGTACCCATGATGTGATGATTTATCTGAACCTACAACAGTAAATTCAAAAGAAAGTTTTTTGGAGAACTCTTCGTTGTATGAATATTGCGTGTGTAGTCTCATACGAAATGCTTCACAATCGAAGCAGTTGCTAAGATGACCCAGGCAACGTTGAACAGAATAATAGTCGGCAGTGTTTTCTTAGTAGATGACCAAATTAGCGCCGTACTCGAAATAATGGCGAAAATGTACAGCCACCACCACTGCTTGCCCAGAAGTAGGCCAGGAAAAATGATGGCAATTTTTGTTGCAAAACCCCATGCCTCAACAATATTGGGTCGATTCCAATATTCCTTCTTGGACATCGTTTTGACAGCATCGACTATCTTTTGACTGAACTGAACAACTTTACTCATGTAACTTACTTTATACCGTTCCTTCTTTGATGTTCTTCTTTTATGCGAACTATTTCCTGCTTGTGCTGCGGGCCCTTAGTGAAGAACCAGTGGTCTGGCTCAGCAAAATGAAAAAAAATCATTTGCACTTCATTTTTTAACGGGCTAGGGAATTCACCCCTCCAGTGGTACTGGTCTTCACCGTAATATACTGCAGCTTGATTTGGTTCAAGAAGTAGCTCTTTCCCTTCGATATAAATGGGCCACTGTGTCTCATAGGACATGCATAAGTCAATCGTATAGGTGCAAGCATTGTCATCTATATGACGTGGAAGACTGGCCCGAAAACCCCTATAGGTCACCCACAGGGCGTACGTTGGCTTCACGTCTTGACCAAAAATAGAACGCGCCGTTGCGACGACCTTATCAAAAGCGCCATTGAGGACATCAGCACCATGGCTCTTATCTAATGTACCTATACTGTTCCGCCCGAGCTCCAAGGTATACGGAAGAACATTATTTTCTCTAATTAGCGCGAGCGATTCTTTTAGTTCAGAAAAATATTCTGGGTCAAAAACTTTATCTAAAATGTAGGCTTCTGGTCTTTCTTGCAGCGTCCTACCAGATAACTGGTCATAGAATTTATTCATTATCAAGCTGTGGCATTGGGGTGCTCTTTGTTGTGTTTTCTTGTTCTTCTGTTTTTTTAACAACGAACGTACTTACAATCCATTTATCATCGGATATAGGAACACAACCCTGATGTGGGTGCGTCCAATACGCGGGGAACAAAGCTATTGAGCCTGCTTTTGCTGGAATTTTTAGGTCATGCTCGCGGAAATAGGTTTCCCCGCCAGTTTCCACTGTATTTAGGTAGATGATAGCCCCAAGCATTCTGTCTGCAGCCACGCCAGGCCCTGGCCCGCCGTCTATGTGCTCTCGATAAAACCCACTGTTCTTGCGATAATGCTGCAGTCTAAACCCAGTATCCGACAGGCCCGGCCATTCCCATAGCCATCTAAAGGTTTCTCTGTAGTATTCAATAGAACTAAATAACGCGTCTACTACCTGACCTTCATAATTAAGAAATGGCATAGATGGAGCACCAAGCCTAGTTACTTCTCTGTCCGACCAGCTCATATCCATGCTTGACTTGATATCGGGAAAAATTCCACTAATGACTGGACCTGGAGAGAATAGTTTGTCGTAGTGAGTTTTGCACTCACTAATTATGCTTTGACATAGTTCTTCTTCAATGATGGATTCGGCAACCATGATGGCCGACGACTTTCCACATGGCCAGAAAAATCTAGGCTTGCTATTCATCACCAACTCCAGTATTACAATTTTTCCAGTAAGGTTTCATAAATGTCTAGAACATCTCTTAGTCTACTTTGCGTTGAATCAACATAAATCGGCGCAGAAGCATCCGGTTGCCACGTAAACTTTTTATCAACTAATTCCAATGTATCGGGGTCCATACCCGAAAGCAACGTTAGCAGGTATATCTCTGATTCCAATCGTCTACGTGCTGTCTGGAGGGCTAGTTGTTTTTGAGCATTTGTTATGGTGAATTCCATAAAATCTCCTATCTATTACGTCTTAGAATTTTATCTAAGATTGAGTGGTCTTCGGCATCTAGTGATGCATCAATATCTCGTTCCAGTTTTTTGTACTTGCTTTTTTGTCTCCGAGGCATAAAGACCCCACCGAAACCTCTTCGATGCAAGAGATGATGAGCATCGTCGTTCCCCCATACAATACTATTGGACTTATTTCTTTTGAATGGAATAATGTGCCACATCGGTTCGCCAATTTCTATTTCAAATGGTTCGTCAGTCAAAACATTTATTACGATATTCGCGGTGTGGTAATAATCAGTATTGACTACTGCGGGCAGGACTGTGTAGTTAGGATTTGGGCTCCATAATGGGGGCAAAAATAATGACGACCAACCTGGTGGAGTTTTAATTACCCATGGGTTAATAATTTTTACGTATCCTGACTCTTTTCTTGCACGTATTTCTGACACTGGGCATTTACCAGTTTGCCCATATGAAAAACTTTCAATACCAAAATCCCCCATCTGGCCAGCAAGGTCGAATCTTACGTCCCAATTTTGAGAATTAAGGGAAGGGCGGAATTCCAGTTTTGCCCATAAGGGTATTGTAAAGCCAGTTGACAAGTAGTCTGATGTTCCGGAACAACGCTTCAAACTGCCCTCATTACCATGAAGAGCCTTCCACCATTCTGGCCAATTACCCATGTTTTCATACGGCCTACAGGAGTCGTCCATTAAAAGTTTTGAATCTGGAGCCAACAAGACTTCACCCTTTTTTAATTTAGGGATGTCGTTAAAAATTCTTGGACTAACTATTTCGAGTGTTCTTGAGCGCTTGCGCATGACCTATCAACCTTTGTTTGAGTAATGATTTTGAATAGTTGGATATGTCTTCACTGGCATTTTTTCTTGACGCATATGCATCAAGCTGTATGCTGGCAACTTTCTTATTCAGGACACCCTGCCCTTGAGCTACGTGCCACAAGTGCGCCGCAGCAAAGAGCTCAAATCCAGTAAAAGGTACGTCGTGACTTTCTGGGCATCTTTCGTTCCAGATATTTAATAGGTGTTGCAGAAGCTCTGGCTTTTCTGATTTACTCTGTGCTCTCCACATTTCCGAATCTGTTCTGTCAGACATATAGTGCAAAGAAATCATGCATAGAATATTTTCCATTATTGAATCGACCACACGATGATATTCTTTAATGCCATACATTCTCTCTTCTGAGAATGTCGGCAAATATGAACAAATCAATCTTGCCTGTTGGATAGTCGTAGAAATAGAAGTGGCCTCCAGGGGTTCGACAAAACCCGCTGCCAAGCCAACGGCGACACAATTATTCTTCCATGTTTCCTTGAAATATCCAGAATTAAAGTCGACAACTTTAGCTGGCTCCACTTGGAAACCGTGCACTTCTGAAGCTTCCTCAATAGCTTGTTCTGGTGAGCAGAAATCAGATGCAAAAACATAACCGTTGCCTCGACGAGATTGAATTGGTATTTCCCACATCCAGCCATTCTTGAGTGCCCGTGCTCTCGTATATGGCCTTATTTGCCCAGATTCTTCTGACTCCGTGGGAAATGCAATGGCCTTGTCGCAAGGCAAGAACTTACGATAAGAAATAAAAGTCTTATCAGCTATCTTGCTTAGTATCTCTCTATGAAACCCAGTTGCGTCTATAAAAAAATCACCACAAATGTCTTTTTGTGCGCCTTTCAGAAAGACACTACCAATAAAACCATTTTTTTCAACAGAAACGTCTGCAACTTCGTCGTCTATAAATACAATTCCCTTACTTGCAGCTACATTTGTTAGATATTTATTTAATTTGAAAGTGTCGAAATGATACTGATTTGTTCCACGGTGTACGTCCGGCCCATTATCAACTACCATGTTGTCGACTAATCCCCGCCAAGAGAAAGTGTTAGTCAGTAGTAAATCATTTTCTAAAGCGTAAGCATAGCTTCCCCAAAAAGTATTGCTCTGCAGGCCCGTACCTCCTACGCTATGAAAATAATCAGGGGTATGATTGGTCCAATTTTCATAACGGATACCGTACTTATGTGTGATGTCTGCGTTTCTCACCATGTCATCAACATCTATGCCTACTATGTTTTGGAATAACTGCCAATGCTCGGTTGAGCCTTCGCCGACCCCAATGATGCCTCTCTTACTAGAGGACACAATAATTACTTCGTACGCCGGCATTACTGATTTAATTATCAATGCAGTCACTAGTCCTGCAGTACCTGAACCAACAACAATTATTTTCTTTTGGTTCATTTTTTAATTACCAATGTGTACCCAAGTGCAAAAGGTAAATGAAAAGTTAGCACATCTTCTCTTTGAGACATAATCTGGTGAGGCTGATAGTATGGGTGAGCTTCCTGATTAACGTACAGGCTGCCGAGGTCATTGGTTGCCATTAGTAACAGCGCACCACCACTAGCCAGATGGTCCACTATGCCGTTTAGCATTTGGTCGTCATGGCAAAAGTTTTCCAAGTAGGTAACAATAAGGTTGTAGTCATTATCAAAGTTGCCATCTTGGATGTCCTGCATGCGAATGGTATGCTCGTCAGAAACATTAATACCCCAATAGCGTTCAATGTAATCAAGAACTGGCAGGTTCATTACGTGCACTTCAGAAACGTCATTCTCTGCAAAAAGAGGATAATTAGCGTCAAGGCCCTTGTAGACAAATGGCGCAAGTAATATTTTTGAAGGCTTCAGCAAGGCTACGAGCATTTCGACCATCAAAAAGTGCATAGCGGCCACGTCATGTGAAAGACTGTCTGACGGCGACAAGTATTCTAAATAATTTAAAGTAGTCAAAAATCCGATTGCCTGGCGACTTCTGTCAACTCCAGCTTCTAACTCTTCCGATAGGGCGCTTTGACAAAAAGTGGATATTTCTTCAACGCCATACTCGGCCCCAGGGGCGCTACTTAGCAGCCTGCTCAGTAGACTAATATCGTACAGATTTGGATTCTGCTTAAACATTTTGCATTCTCCATTTCAAAAGCGTGTAATAATACCAAAATCTGCGAACATTTATTTGTGCTCGACGCAAGGACGCGTGGCGTTCGCTTTCTGAGGCGGAGTTTTTATCGTATTCAGATGAACCATACACCGCTGTGCATTGCTCTAAGACTTGACTCAACGTGTAGGTGTCTATCAATTCGCAATCTAAGCCAATTGTTTCTAAAGTGGCAAATAGATTATATTGATTGTATAAAAAATCTTGTTCAAGATTATAAGTCATACTTTTTCTTTTCTTCTAAATCAGAAAGAATTGGCAAATCAATCCATGTGGGGCACTTGCTGTCTGTTTGCCCAATCATTTTGTATCTTCCATCTAGCGCATCAAAAACTAAGCCTTCGTTGTTTTCGATGTTTGCGTAGACTTCTTCTGGATTCATCTAAACCACGTCACCAAAGAGTATTTGATTGTTTCATCATCTTTTCCAACAGGCTGTGCTATATGTATGTACGGAAAATTGGAAGGAAATATTACTAGACTCCCAGCCTTGGGCGTAATTGTCACATCAAAACGCGGGAATACTAGCTCGCCTCCACTGTATTCATCGTTTAAAAAAGCTACTAAACTAATGCTTCTTGAATTACTGCGAAAGTGGTCATGGTGAGCCTTGTATCCTGCTCCGCCGCCGTATTTAAGAACCCTGTAACCTTCGTCGGTTTCAAGGTCTAATTCAAATTGACTACGGTAGTCCCAGACAGTTGGGTCTATATCCTTCCAGAGGTTTAGCCATGATTTTGCAAGAGGAATCACTCTCTCTACTGCTATGTCTTCAACACCTAGAGGACTTAGTTCGCAGCTCATAGATGTTCTTATGGGCGCGACGAAGCCGTCGCCTACGGTTGACCTTTCCCAATGCAAATATCCCCAGGCTTGGCTACATTCTTGCTCGAGCATGGGAATGAACTTTTCGGCATCAAAAACATCACTGTACTCGATGATACCAATAGCTCGTTCTGTTTTTTTCACGCCGCAACTCTCTCGCGCATTTCTTCTGCATGACTAATTTGTCCTTTGAGCAGAACAATTTCCGAGGCATAACCCAAGTATCTTTCATCGAGGTCGGTTTCAGGATTTAAAGTATCTAGATTTACTTCTTCTGGGTCAAGTCCTACAGCAATTAAAAGACCGTAAAGTTGCGTAGTTAGGGACATGATTCGCATCTCTATTGCTTGCAATTTCATTTCTTTAGTTAATGAATCAAATAAAGCCATTTCCACTCCTTATTGTAGTTTTGTACATATTATCATTTTTTTGCTCTGCTTATCAAGCTACGTTACAGGTCTATTACTTTAGAATAATTCGAATGTCCAATTTGACTTGCGGCGTTGCCAGTGTTTCTAGCTACAACAACTATTCCACCAGTTGAACCCGTAGCCCCAGAAGCTCCTGGGTTAGCTGTTCCAGCTGTGCCAGCTGAACCTCCAGTTCCGCCCGTGTAGTTTGCATTGGTGGCAGTACTGGTGGGGGCGGCAGCTTTATTGCTCGTCACCGCACCTGTTGAAGAGTTGACCGTTGCTGCAGTGTGTGGGTGCGTTCCCGAGTTATGCCCTGCCGGATGCGGAGTTCCTGGGACATGGGGGTTATGCCCTGCCGGATGCGGAGTTCCTGGGACATGGGGGTTATGCCCTGCTGGGTGCGGGTTTCCTGCAACGTGAGGATTATGCCCTGCTGGGTGCGGGTTTCCTGCAACGTGAGGATTATGGCCCGCCGGGTGGTGGTGGCTGCCGTGCCCACTATTGTGATTGCCATTTTGATGGTATGCAGCGGTACTTCCATGCCCTGGGTTGTGATTCCCACCCTTGTTTACGCCGCCGTTATGGTTTGAGAACCCGACAGCACTGGTCTGAGTTCCATGAGCACCAGAAAAAGCGGGCACATGATAGGCGTTGGATGTTGCGTTGTGATTTGACCAATAAACATGAGTATTGGGGTTGTGGGCGCTGGTGTGCGTGCCTGACCCATGATAGTTTCCTGCAACGTGCGGATTATGTCCTGCTGGGTGGGGATTCCCTGGAACATGTGGATTATGGCCAGCTGGGTGGGCTGTGCCAGGAACATGTGGATTATGGCCAGCTGGGTGGGCTGTGCCAGGAACATGTGGGTTATGGCCAGCTGGGTGCGGGTTGCCAGCTCCAGGATTCGGTCCTGTCGACCCTGCGGGGTGGTGGTAAAACCCCGACGTATGATATCCAGTTATGCCGGGCGCCGAGTTACCCAAGTTGCCAGAGGCACCTGGCGTAGGCGAACTCCCAGCAGACCCGGCGCGTCCTTGACTTACTATAGTCCCAGAACCAGCAATTGTTTTAGCGAAAATGATAACCAATCCGCCGCCAAGACCACCCGCGCCGCCAGCACCAGGAACTGCCGGGTTTCCAGGATTGCCTGCGTTTCCCGCGCCACCAGCTTGCCCCGTCGAGGCTCCAGGGAAGGTTCCGGCGTTGCCAGCTCCACCTGCTCCTGGGTTTGCAAGAGTTGTTCCAGCAGCGCCGGCAGCACCTAGTGAACCTCCGCCAATTTTGGTAATTGTTCCATCGGCAGTAATAAACCAGCCAGATACTGCATCATCCAAATCATACAAAGTCGCTACAGATATTGGGTCCGTACTTGTGCCCCACGCTTTTGCTGGGTTAAGGGCGTTCTGTCTTCCAGCAATCGTGCCGCTGCCATCTGCCACAGAGTGCTCAGTTCCCGTGGGCATCCCGACTGTTCCGTTGTTTGTGAAAGTTCCTTTCACAAATACACGAAAGCCATTTGTAAACAACGTTGCGCCAGAGTTGACCGTCAGGTTGTTGTAGTACATGTCCTTGGTTAAGGTTGTAGTTCCACTAGCTATGGTGACGTCGCTGTCTGTGCCTTCCCCAAAGATGGCGTCTCCGCCTTCTCTTTGAACAATAGGTCTGTTTGTTCTTTTAATCGCCATTTTATACTACCTGCGAATAGATATATGTACCCGCATTGCAGCTAGTTCCACCAGTAACGTCTGTTGATACGTTGGCAGGCAAAGCTCCAGCGGATGAAACAACAATAATTACTCCACCGCCTCCTCCGCCTGTGCCAGAAGTGCCAGGCGCTTTAATAGATGCAGTTGCCGTGCCACTAGAAAGACCGATATATCGCGCTGCTAAAATTATTACTCCGCCGCCCGCTCCCGTTGCGCCCCCAGCTCCTCCACGTAGAGGTGACGGAGTAGTTGACGTTGCCGTAATCGAATAGCCCTTGATTGCTTGAAAAGGTTGCTTATAGTAGTCGGTCCCACCCGTAGGTGCGGTTGGTGCAGCTGCTCCAGCCGTTGCACTCGAGCCGCCGAGACTATGCACTAATGCCGCGCTGGCTGCTGCACCTCCTTGCTTAATGGAACCATCGGTTGAAAATCCTGCGGTGTGGCCAATGATTGAACCATCACCAAGCGTTAAAACATTTTGAACAAAAATTCTATACCCTGCTGGATTTAATCTAACGTTGTCTGCAATTATCAAATTAAATGCAAATATGTCCTGCGTCATGGTGAACACAATTGGCGGACCAGCGGAGTACGTGAGTCCTAACGAAGTTGCAGCTACTGAATACGTTCCCGCAGCGCCAGTTGTTGTGTTTAGCGTTGCCGTTCCGTGCGCAGCAGAACCGTAAACTGGGTCTGGTGCGTCAAGAAAGCCGGTCAAATTGGAGTTCGCTTTTGACGTTGTTGATGGTCCAGAAGCAATGCTCAGACCACCTCCATTCGTAAAAATGAACTTTCCCATTTTAGTATTCCTCGTATCCATTCAAAATATAGTTGACGGTTACTGCGCTTGCTAGTCCTCGTATTTTATCTGAATATGTATCTCCGGCAGTATTATTATTATTTGTTAATACCATTGAAGTTGACAATGTCACTGTTTCGTTAGCTGCAAGTGTTAGCGAGTTAATAAAAATGTGCGAACTTGCTACAGTTACTCCGTATGGCTTTAGATATAGCGTTACTGTTTGTGCGGAAGCAGACGTGTTGCACAAAATAATTTCTTTAATTACAACCGTCGTTACGTATCCAGCATTATATGGCACGGTGTATATATCTGCTGCAGACGTAGCAAATGCTGCTGGTCCGACAAGTCTTTTCTGTGTCAAGGGCATTACATAACCTCCATTATAAATTTCATCATATTGTCTCTCACATTGTTTACAGTTGCTACACTCACGGAACTCACCGACAATGTTGTGCCGTCAAATGTAAGGTTTGCACTGCCGGCCGCAGCGTTAGAACCGTCTTTGTAAACAACTTGGTTGGCAGAACCAGCAACTGGACCGGTTGCACCAGTTGCGCCTGTCGTTCCCGTTACTCCAGTAGGACCCGTCGCTCCAGTGGTGCCCGTTACGCCAGTAGGACCAGTTGGCCCTGTTGCGCCCGTAGTTCCAGTCGCCCCAGTAACACCAGTCGGTCCGGTTGCACCTGTAGGTCCAGTCGCTCCAGTGGTTCCAGTGACACCTGTAGGTCCTGTTGCACCTGTAGTGCCCGTGACGCCAGTAGGACCAGTCGCTCCCGTTGTTCCAGTGACACCTGTGGGTCCTGTCGCTCCAGTAGTTCCTGTGACGCCCGTGGGTCCGGTTGCTCCTGTGGTGCCTGTTACGCCAGTGGGTCCAGTCGCACCAGTGGTACCCGTTGTTCCAGTTACACCCGTAGGCCCTGTTGCCCCCGTTACACCTGTAGCGCCTGTAGGTCCAACATCGCCTTGGTCGCCAGTTCTGGCAAAAGTAATAAGCACAGAATCGGCATCAGTAAAACTCGTAACGGAACCACTCATGTAGGAAACAGGAATATGGAAGTGGTTGTTGTGATGTGTGTGAGAGCCAATTATCGCAAAGAAAGCATAATCTTCTGGAGTTCCTGCATCGTAGATTTTAAAGTTACCTTTAATTTCGGATGTTGAATCGTCAATTGTATTTAGGAATCCTTCTGTTGATACATTATCGGCATCAAAAAAAGATATATAGAATTCTGTTGCGCTGCTTATTGTGGTGTTGTTGAAACCGAGTATTCCGCTAGGGAATGTGTTATGTACTTCCGTGGGGAATGAAACCTCGTACACATAATCAAATGTGACACCACCGAAAGAGCCAGTTTCTCCCTGTGGCCCAGTTGGTCCTGTTGCGCCCGTAGCACCCGTTAAGCCAGTAGGTCCTTCTGCTCCTGTCGCTCCAGTTAATCCCGTAGGCCCAGTGGGTCCGATGTCGCCTGTTGCCCCAGTTAGACCAGTAGGACCTGTTACTCCAGTTGCGCCTGTTACTCCAGTTGCGCCAGTAGCACCAGTTTCACCTTGAATACCATTTGCACCAGTTGGCCCAGTTGCACCCGTTAAGCCAGTAGGTCCTTCTGCTCCTGTCGCTCCAGTTAATCCCGTAGGCCCAGTGGGTCCGGTGTTTCCTGTAGCGCCAGTTAGACCAGTAGGACCTGTTACTCCAGTTGCGCCTGTGGGTCCAGTTGCGCCAGTAGCACCAGTTTCACCTTGAATACCATTTGCACCTGTGGCACCAGTTGGCCCAGTTGCACCCGTAGCACCAAACAATCCTTGGTCACCTTGAGGACCAGTTGCTCCTTCTGGACCAGTTGCGCCTTCTGGGCCAGTTGCTCCCGTATTACCAGTCGGTCCTGTTGGTCCAGTTGGCCCTGTAGCACCTTCTAGGCCTGTACTGCCAGTTGGTCCGACATCTCCAGTTGGACCTATGTCGCCCTGTGGACCAGTAGCGCCCGTTGCTCCTTCAGAACCTGTGGCACCTGTGGCACCTGTGGCACCTCCTAGACCAGTAGCACCCGTAGCACCCGTGGGGCCAATATCTCCTTGTATTCCTGTAGCACCAGTTAGTCCTTGCTCGCCTTGTGCACCTGATGCTCCTGTAGCGCCTGTTGTTCCTCCGGGCCCAGTTGCACCCGTTGGGCCTACTTCGCCAGTTGCTCCAGTGGCTCCTTCAAGACCAGTAGGACCAGTAGCACCAGTGGGGCCAGTTAAACCTGTTGGACCTTCTAGTCCAGTTACGCCAGTTGCACCCGTATCGCCTTTGGAAACAGTAAGAGTCCAATAGTCGGTATCAGTTGGCAGAGTGTCCGTATTTGAAACAATGGCTACATAGAAAGAACCTAAATATGCGACAGAATGGTTTACCGCATAAGTATCTGTGTCGTTCCATGTTCCGCGGAATATAAAACTTGGTGGACCAGTTACTCCCGTAGGCCCTGTTGTGCCTGTCGCGCCCGTCGCCCCAACGCCCGTCGCTCCAGTTACTCCAGTTGGTCCAGTCGCACCAGTGATACCTGTTGCACCTGTATCGCCCGTTACACCCGTAGGCCCAGTGATGCCCGTGGGTCCAGTTGCGCCAGTAGTCCCTGTTACGCCCGTGGGTCCTGTATCACCCGTGATACCCGTGGGACCTGTAGCACCAGTATCGCCCGTGGTTCCCGTTACTCCTGTGGGACCCGTTGCGCCAGTTGCGCCCGCAGTACCTGTAGTTCCAGTAATGCCCGTAGGCCCTGTAGCGCCAGTGTTACCAGTAGCACCAGTTGTGCCCGTTGCACCTACGTCACCAGTAGTTCCGGTAGGACCCGTAGCACCAGCAATACCAGTTGCGCCAGTTATGCCAGTTGGTCCAGTTGCACCTGTATCACCTGCTGGGCCAGTAGTGCCGGTTGCTCCAACTCCCGTTGGGCCAGTGGGTCCGGTGTTTCCTGTAGCGCCAGTTGTCCCTGTTGGTCCAGTGGCTCCAGTGCTTCCAGTACTTCCCGCTACTCCCGTCGGTCCTGTCGCCCCAGTTACACCCGTGGGGCCCGTTGCTCCATCTCCACCAGTGTACGGAACAAACTTGGCACCATCAAAACGGAGAACTTGACCAGAAGTTGCGCCAGAAGTATCTACCTCAATGCCATCAATGAATAAAACCGGAACCTTGAAGGTATCGTCAGTTTTGAGAACATTCGCTTCATCGCGATATAGATTTACATCGCCAGCACTTGAACCGTCACCCCAGACGAGTCGGCCGCCACCTTGAATTTGAAGTCTTGCATAAGAGTCTGCGTCTACATAAATCGTCAACCCATCAGAGCCAGCAGAAGATAGTTGCTTAATCGTGATTGGGGTTACAAATTTTTGAGCCATGACCTCAGTCGTCTCTTATGTCGAGCCCCTCAGGGCCGATTAATTAAGCTTTCTTGCCGAAAGCCATATCTTTTGGATTGAAGTAACGAAGAATAACAGGCAACGCTGCTGCCCAGAGAGCATTGGCTGCCATCTTGACATCTCCTGTTGATACGTAAACAGCCACTGCTGCTCCAAGCACGCTTCGTGCGTAAGATGCTGCCATAGCTTTGTGTTCTGCTGTGATTTTCATAGTTTTCCTCTGTTTTCTGGAGTAGTTTTTATGGTTGCTTAGCCTGTTACGACAATACGGAACTCGTCCAGAGTGATAGAGGTTCCGTTAATTGTTACCGCGACTGCATCATCGGTGGAACGAACGACATCACAGTTGACTGTTTCACCAGTAGACACTTGAAAAACCTGAACAATAACATTCTTTGTATTGAACTTGTGTTCGACGGTCGTAACCGAAGCTGGGTTGCCTTCTATTGTTGCAGCACAAGGTTGGGCGGCAATTCGAGCAAGCGCTGAAGTGGTTGTGGATGCGGCACCAGCGGATGTCTTGATACCAAGGTTCGCTCGGGCATCTGCTACGGTCGTTGCGTTAGTACCACCATTGGCAATAGGAAGCGTTCCAGTAACGCCAGTTGTTAATGGGAGTCCGGTTACGTTAGTGAGAACTCCTGATGCAGGCGTTCCCAATGCTGGAGCAGTGAGCGTTTTGTTGGCAAGGGTCTCAGTACCATCTAAGGTAGAGAGGGTTCCCGTTGTGGGTAGAGTTACGGTTGTAGTAGCAGTTGCGGTTAAAGTAGTAGCAAAAGAGCCAGAGGTGGTTAAGTTACCACCCAAAGTGATAGTTTTATCGGTGTTGGCTACTCCAGTACCACCGTACTGACCAGCAATGACATTGCCTTGCCACGTTCCTGCACCAATTATGCCAAGTGTCGTGATTGAAGACTGACCAACATAGTTGGCCGAAATGTCAATCGCATCTTCGGTAATTGCTGTTCTGTTAGAGGTGACGTTGACATTGATTGTGTTTCCGCTCTGGGAAAGACCATTACCTGCTGTAAACGAGCCTGCGCCGGAGAACTGCGTGAAAGCAATAGCAGTAGAGCCGACAGTGATGGTTCCGTTAGTCGAGATAACAAATCCCTTGTCGGAGTTGTCAGTACCTTCTTCAACGAAAGTGAATGTTCCTGGCTTGAGCTCGCCGGTATCGGCCGTACCATTTGCGTCAGACGAGCGAGAAGCAGCACCAGAAGCGACGGCAACATAAATTCCGTTCTCTGATGCAGAGGTTTGGCCCATAAGAAGGACTCGGTCGCCCGCAACAAGCGTCACTCCATCAATTGTGTCGCCGGCTTCAAGACCGTTGGCGATTGCTACCGGAGTAGCAGAGGCGACTCTGACCGATTGCTTTACATCTAGACCTTGACGAGCGGCATCAACATACCCCTTGGTGGCAATATGTGCTGCATCTGTAGGGGTGGCGATTTTAGCCTGACCGCTTGCATCACGCATAACCAACTTGGATGCAGTTGCATCTGCGGTAGCGTCGGCAAGTTTGGTGAAATCCGTTGCAGAGAAAAGACCAGCACTTGCAGAAGTTGCAAGATTTGGGGTAATTGAAATTTGCCCACCAGAATCAGTTATCGTTAGAGCTGTCGCATGAGTGCCCGCAGCTATTACGCCAGCAGCCGCACCAATGCCAGCAACGACTTTTCTCCACGCAGCGGCGGTTGAATCATAGATTTTAATGACGCCATCGACACTATTGAAGTACATCCGGCCATCAAAAAGCTCGGTTGAGGGGTCGGTAGTAAGGACCTCAAAACTGGCGTTAACTACCGCATTTTTATTGAGGTCAATATTTGTAAGAAACTTCTGAGCCATAGTGAGTCCTTATGTAAGGTATGCGTACCCTGAAAATCCAGCACTAAATAGCACTGAAACCTGAGTGTCTGATAGATATTGTACCTCACCGTAGACCACAGTCCCAGCAGAATCGACAACGGTTACCGACGGCCTACCGCCAAGAGTATGCGTAATGGTCCATGTGGACGAGGCTTGCTCCTGAGTGTGGACATATCGTCTACTGTTTGCAGAAGCAGGAGCCGATAATCTAACAACAACCTGATTTGGGGCATCCTGATTGACGATTACTTGATTGGCAGAATCCTCATTAATAATGACATTATTTGGAGCCGATTGGTTGACAACCACCTGATTGGGAGCATCCTGATTGACGATTACATTATTCGGGACATTACTCATCGCGTCACTTCTGGACTCAAATTAAACTCCCCCTGAAGAACCCTAGTAACAGTCCCCGTCGCGCTAACTATTTCTAGGTCATAGACGCCGCTAGTGGAGACTGAAGCCGTAACCGAAGCACTGACGTTAATATATATTTGATTTGTGGCGGCCCCTGAAGGGTTGATTGTCAGTGCCCCGTTTGCCGTAGTGAGGTGCAGTAAGACGCTTGCCGAGTCTATGGTTCTACGTACCTGCATTCTGGCCGTAAATCCGGACAAATTATAAGGCTCAAATGTGTTCCCGGTCGGGTCAGCTGTGAGGTCGGGCTGCTCAATTTCTATTAATCGAGTGAAGGTTGAGCCCTGTTGACACGTTAAGTTATAATTTCCTGCCAACATCGCGCCTAGAGCCTCCCAAAAAGCAGTTTCACTATTGATTGTAGATTAAATATCGCTCAAATATGGCCAAGTATTTGAACCGCTTGATGATATCTCCGTTTGAAAACATGATTAAATTCTCAATATTTCTTGACGGGGTCGTGTGACCGTTTTTTATTAGTCTGAGTCAAGACCTATATGAAACGCCGAACCCAAAAACCAACGATTGCATTCCTCACCCATGATTGGTGTTGGGGCACAGACCCCCTACAGCCGAATGGGTGCGCATGGTACAGGTGTAAGCTCCCTTCTGATGAACTGAACAAAAGAGGGTGGTTTAGTGCTGTTGGATTCCCGGGATACAACGACCAACGCGGATTTGGGATGCTCACAGAAGACGGTCGGTCTGTCCACGGATGGGACATTATTGTCCTGAAGCTTTTAATGCAGAAAGAAGTACTCGAATCAGTATTTAAGGCTCAAGCAATGGGGCAAAAAATCGTCGTAGATGTTGACGATTGGCACGACGGGCTGTCGGAATCGAATAGGGCTTATGCGGCAACTGACCCAAAAACTAACCCAGATTCAAATAGAGAGATATACGCACAGATAATTATGGCTGCCGACGCCATAATCACGTCAACGCCGTTTCTGTTTGAATATTACAGCAAAAAACGCAACAACGTTTTCATGGTGCGCAACGGCATCGACCTTCATCGATGGACACGAAAACAAATAACAGTTAACAAACGTCCTCGCATCGGATGGGTGGGAGCAACTCACTGGCGCTCCAACGACCTTGAGCAGCTCAATAAGTTTATGGGCAAATACATTCAAAGCAGAAAACTTTTTTTTCAACATTCTGGACACAACCCAAGTGCGCCGCTGGCACATGAGCTTTTAGGAATTGATGAAAAGTATTCTAAAATTACATCCATGGCCCCAATTTACCAATACCCCAATTTATTTAAACAAATTGATATTGGAATTGTTCCTTTGAATAATATTGAATTCAATCACGCAAAATCTTTCATCAAGGGTCTTGAGTATGTGGCGGCCGGCATTCCCTTTGTTTCTTCATATTCTCCCGAATATCAATATTTAGCAGACAAGGGAGTAGGTCGAATTGCAAACACAAAAGACGAATGGATGCACCATTTAGACCAACTAATTGACGTCACCGCGAGACGAAACGAAGCTGACAAAAATTGCGAGATTGCAAAAGATTTTTCTATGGATGCTCGTGGTGATGACTGGGACGCAACGATGAAGTTCATCAAGGACAATATTTAGCCGTGAATGATATTCGGTGGACTTTTGGGATAGTTACGGGATTTGAAGACCGTCAAAGACTTGATGAAATAATTAATTCAATAAGGAATTTGTCCATTCCCGAATATGAAATTCTCTTGATTGGCGGGGGTGGCAATGAATTTTCTAATTCCGCCGAAGACTTGAGGGTAATCGATTTTGACGAATCACAAAAATCTAAATGGATAACAAGAAAAAAGAACATTCTTGCCGCTGAAGCAAAATACGAAAATATTGTATTAATGCATGACTATCACGTTTTTGATAAAGACTGGTATGTGAATTTTAAATCTTTTGGTACAGACTGGGAAATATGTTCATGCCCTCAGTATTTGATTACCGGAGCCAGAAACCCGATGGATTGGTCTCTTTGGGATAAGCCAGACCACGGCAGGGCATGGTCACTCGACTACGACGACTGGTCGCAAACCCAATACATGTATATCTCTGGCGGATTCTTTATAGTTAAAAAACACGTTCTACAAGAAGAGCCTCTTGATGAGTCTCGGGGTTGGAATGAAGAAGAAGATGTCGAATGGTCTATGAGGGTGCGTAACAAGTACGTCATGAAATGTAATGGTGGAAGCGTTGTTAGACACAATAAATGGCATAGACATGCCGGCCCGGAATCCCAATGAAAAGTCAAAAACTGATTATATTTGACCTAGATGGAGTGCTTATAGATTCACGCGATGTTCATTACGAATCGCTAAATAAAGCCCTATCTCTGGTTGGAGAAGAGTTCGTTATCTCTCGCAGTGAACATTTATCTACCTTTGATGGACTTGGAACTACAAAGAAACTAGAAATGCTCACCTCTATGAAAGGGCTTCCAAAAGATTCCCATTCAGAAGTGTGGGAAAACAAGCAAAAGTCAACTATTGAAATATTGAGCTTATTGCCAAAAAACGCAAACGCAATAGACATAATGCAAACCCTAAAAGCGGATGGCTGGAAAATAGCCGTTGCGAGCAATGCTATTCGTGAAACAGTAATTACTGCTCTCAACGCCATAGGCGTCCTGCACATGGTTAGCCACATCATGAGTAACGAAGATGTAAAACATCATAAGCCTCACCCAGAAATGTACTGGCAGTGCATGATTAACTGCAGTGCAACTCCTTCTTCAACGATAATTGTTGAAGACTCGCACATAGGTAGAGAGGGAGCTAACGCTTCTGGGGCTCACCTCTATGCAATAAAAGACTCATACAGCCTAGATAAAGAAAGATTATTACGAATGGCATCAGAAATTAATGCAAGCCAAAGAACAAATGTTGCGTGGAAGAACGAAAAGATGAACGTTCTTATTCCTATGGCTGGAGCTGGTTCACGTTTCTCCCAGGCTGGATACACATTTCCCAAGCCTCTCATCGAGGTTCACGGCAAGCCAATGATTCAGATGGTGGTCGATAATCTTAATATTGATGCCCATTTCATATTTCTTGTACAGAAAGAGCATTACGAAAAATACAACCTCAAGCAAGTATTGAGCATTATTAAACCTGGATGCGAAATAGTAATTGTTGACGGAATGACAGAAGGGGCAGCATGCACGACCCTTCTCGCTTCTGACCTTATAGACAATGACGCCCCTCTTCTTATGGCAAACTCTGACCAGTTAATCGAGTGGAACAGCAATGAGTGCCTATACGCGTTTGATGCAGATGAAATTGACGGCGGAATACTTACGTTTAAAGCAACTCACCCAAAGTGGTCTTATGCAAAAATAGGGGAAGACGGGTTTGTTGATGAAGTTGCTGAAAAAAATCCAATATCAGACAATGCCACGGTAGGGGTTTACTACTGGAAGCATGGCTCTGACTATGTTAAATACGCAAATCAAATGATTGAAAAAAACATAAGAACCAACAATGAGTTCTATGTTTGCCCCGTATTTAATGAAGCAATTCAAGACGGAAAGAAAATACGAATTAAAGAAGTTTCCGAGATGTGGGGAATCGGAACACCGGAAGACCTCAACTATTACTTGGAGAACCATAAGTGAAAAAGACAAAAACGGACTACCTGTCCATGCAAAATAAGTATTATGACGAATATGCGAGTCAGTGGTCGTTGTCTTTCAGAGACCCTGTCGTTGGTTCGTACGATGCCCACAACAACTGGGCAGACTATGACACTGTTTTGTTTAAGGACTTTGATACAAATGGTCTAATTGCCCTCGAGTACGGGTGTGGCCCGGGAAGAAACCTTGTGAAGTTTTCTAACCGTTTTGCAAGAATCGACGGAATAGACATCTCCGATATCAATATTGATAAAGCAAAGATAAACCTAGAACACAACAATATTTTTAACTCAAACCTTTACGTCACAAGTGGTGACAACTTATCGATGATAGAAGAAAACACCTATGACGTTGTTTTCGCTGTTATTTGCTTTCAACATATTTGTTCTCACGAGATTAGATTTAATATTCTTAAAGATATTTATCGAGTCCTAAAACCGGGAGGAAAGCTTTGCTTCCAAATGGGACACGGGGGCAAAGACGGAATTCCTACTGCTGGATATTTCGATGACATATTTGATGCGGCAAGCACTAACGGGCATGCAGATGTAAGCATTACAGAAGAAGCAGATATACAAAAGGACCTCGTTGACGAGATTGGGTATACCAACTACAAGTCAGATATCAGAGATACCGGTCCTGGAGACAATCACAGAAACTGGATATGGATTCAGGTTGAAAAATGATTTACATATCACATCGCGGAAACCTTAACGGGCCTAATCCTGAATTTGAAAATCAGCCAGACTACATTGAGCAAGCAATAGCGCAAGGCTTTGATGTTGAGGTTGATTTATGGATTAATGAATCTGGAATATTTCTTGGCCATGACTGGCCCCAGCACCAAGTCCCAGCCGAGTGGCTGGTTGACAGAACAACCCAAATATGGGTTCATTGCAAAAACACTGACGCATTAAGTTTTGCTATGAGAAATGGTTTGAATTGTTTTTTTCATAACGTAGACGATTACACACTAACAAGCACGGGATATGTGTGGTCCTATCCAGGAAAAAAATACACCTCTGCAAAATGTATAAAGGTGATGCCTGAAGCGAACTGGTCAGAACTAACTCCAGGATGGGAGATTCAATATGCTGGAGTTTGTTCAGATTTTGTATCGAAGTTAAAAAATCCGGAACCAGCACCTCACATTTCCTCGGTATTAAAATCAATAGATTACAGCAAGCATTTTGTCATCGGAACCCCTCTAGTCCCATGGAAGTGCGAGGCTAGAGAACACTTGGACTGGCTTTCAAACAGGGCTCAAATCATCGAAAAGTTTCCAAACGTTAAATGGTTTGCCGCACTTGAGACAGATGTGCGCGGCGTTGAACCATTCCACGAAGTCGTTGCTGCACTTCGCGAAGTCAATGGCGACTACTGGACCTACTCGATAAACGACATGCAGGCAGAAGTCACGTCCGGCAATAGATGGATTCGCATAGAAACTGGTCGTAACCTAATCCGAGAATTTGCTCAAAGACATAGGGTCACCTCTGGTCACCACTGGGGAGAAGACTGCGCCGAAAGGAACATTGGGGTAGTTAATTATCAAGCAATCCTATATGTCGACTCAGACATACAGCTAACAGTAGAGATTGTTGAAAAAATGCTTGAAGTAGACAGACCTCTTGTTGGGGCAAATGTTGGGGCTTATTGTTTGTCTGGAAAAGTAATAAGCGAAAGCCCCCCAATTGAAGAGCACTGGACTACGGCCGGGTGTCTTCTTGTTAATTCTCCAGCTTTCTATGACCTTCCGTGGTTTCATAACTCGTATCTCAATTTAAGTGACGACCCTTCGTTTCAATCAATGGCGGAACGCCTGATGATGAGAGTTGGAGTTGAGAATCTAGACACGCCATACGGGATGACGTGGGTCAGAAAAGACATAGATGTTCAGCATAAAGGCAGACTGAGCCCTATTGAACAAAGAAACATTCCCAAGAGGGATATTTAATTGCACACATTATAAATAGCATGCTGTAAAATTGTTTCTGTCGGGAGAGGACAGGGATTGAGAATTGGCAACAGATATATAAGACCACGACCCAGCACATGGGCGATAATACCTATTTTGATTTTTTCGGTTGTTTCTTTTTTTTCGAGCCCATTAAAGGCCAGCACTCTAACAACCGATGGCGCCAATGACTATTATTATGAGCTGCAAGCCGGAACTACATTTACCGTAAGAACCTACGCTCAGCAATACGGTATTGACAGCCAGCTATGGCTGTATGACAGTAATAATACGGAATTGGCTTCAAACGACGACTTTTACGGTCTTGATTCATACATCTCTTATAACGTACAAGCAACTGGGACCTATCGCATCCGTACGGGCGTTTGCTGCGGGGACCCTACGAGGTGGTATGGAACATCTTACGTAGTCGAATCAGACTTAACGCCGACCAACACCCCATCCACAACCAGTACCAGCACAACCACCACTAGCACTACCACTACGACTATCGCCCCGTATTTAAATAGTCCAGAAAACCTAATAGTCACATCCAGTAATGAAAATAAAGTTTATTTGTCGTGGAACGCTCCGGAACAGTCAAATATCCAAGTGGAGAGATATGCCATTTTTTTCTCCAATGACAATTGGGTTTCTGGCTGGGCAATCTCATCTACGGACACATCTGCAGTTGTTGAAAATCTAGAACCAGGAACCACCTATCAATTTAAGGTTCGTGCCGACAATGATTCTGTCTCGGTTTATTCAGGTTGGAGTAATGAGGTTTCTGAAACAACCGCCGTAACTACCACGACCAGTACTACAACTACTACCGAGCCAGAGCCAGAACCCACAACTACTACCGAGCCAGAGCCAGAACCCACAACTACTACTGAACCAGAACCAGAAATAGTTACAACCACTACAGAGCCAGAACCAGAACCAGAACCCGAAACCACAACAACCACGGAAGTGGAGGTTCCAGTTGGAACAACAACACCAGAAGAAACAGTTGAAGAAACGATACCTAAACCAACAGAACCACCCGAAACAACGCCAACGACGAGCGAACCGCCGATAGAAGTTCCAGAAGATGTTCAGGATGCCGCCGACACTGCCGTCGAGGACATTTTTGATACGCCCATATCTAATAACGAACTCGCAGAAGCTGTTGACGACTTGGTCGCCGATGCTGATACTCCTGAAGAACTAACTGCCGTAGTCAACTCCCTCCTTGACCAAGAACTCACAGATGCTCAGTTCTCCACGGTTATTGATTCTGTTTTTTCCGAGCCTTTATCTGATGAAAACTTTGCTGCGGCTGTAGATGCAGTGTTTGAAGACCCTAGCCAATTATCGGAAGAACAGTTCAATGATGCGGTTACTGCAGTGTTTGATGTACCTCTTTCGGATGAGCAATTCCAAGATGCCGTTGCGGCGGTCTTTGAAGACACCGAGTCCCTTAGCGAAGAGCAGTTTGATGCTGCAGTACAGGCAGTCTTTGATGAACCCCTAAGTACAGAACAGTTCGCGGAAGCCCTCGGTGCAGTGTTTGATGAACCAATTTCCGATGAGAAATTTGACTCAATCATTTCTGCCGTCTTGGATGAGCCAATCTCTGATGAGCAATTTGAGGAATTGGTTAACGTCTTGGAGTCAGAAACGGTCACAGAAGAACAGGTCTCGGCTGCTGTCGACTCGGTCATTGAGAATGGGGTCACGGAAGACCAGGCTGTAGACCTCGCTACGAGCGCAAAAGTTTTGCAAAGTGTTGACGGCGACCAGGCTGCGGAAATATTCGAAGCCGTTGATATTTCGAATATAAGTTCAGAGGATGCAGCGCAACTTATTGAGGCTGTTCAAGATGCGCCTACCGAAGTCAGAGAGTCCTTAGAAGCCGAAATAAATATTTTCGATGGAGCCATTGACACATACGTTCCTTTAAATTCTCAGATTGACGTTGGCGATAGACGCACGGTTATTGCCGTAGGCGCAGCGGTAGCTGTGGTTGGTGGCGCAATAGGTGGCTCTAGTAGTTCTGGTGGTCCTAGTGGGACTGGCGGAGCGCCCAATAACAATAGTGCTCGCAAGCCAGAAGACGACGAAGAGTTCTCTGGCGAGATTGCGGGAGACAGCAAGGAATGGATTAAAAACTTAAGTGTTTTCCAGTACAATAATAATGTCCGAACTTTTAAATGGAGTCTTTTTATGAAAAAATTTATTTATGGAGTACTCGGCCTGGGTCTTTCAATATCCGGCTCCCTGGTTGTCTATTTGACACTCTCGGGAAGTATTAAAACTATTGCCGGAGTGTCTTCTGGCATAGCTCTCCTAGGTGCTTTGTACCTTCATATGAGAGAGCCAGAATAAATAATTTTTATTAGTAATTTCTAAAGGCTTAATTCATTACAAATCTGCGTAATGTACAATTTATAAGTCGTCCCGGACCAACATATGGGTTATCAAAACTGAAAGCTGATTTGCATGCAGGAAATTACGATAGCCATAGTTGGTTTAGTTGGGGCAATTGTGGTTGCCCTTATTGAAAAGGGTCGCAGAGAAAATAAGTCTGACCATAATGTAGTTTCAGAAAAACTTGACATTATTGGAAGAAACCTCGGTCGCTCGATTGACAGAGTAGAAAGTACCGTCATCCGCAACGAAATAAAGCTTGACCAGCACATCAACGACC